GCCCCCAGGTTCCTGGGTGCTTGGCATCGTTTCTTAGTAGATACAGATAACGATTGGTTTGGTTGCTTCGAAACCAAACACCTACTGCGTTCACAATACCAGACTCCAGTCGCCGCCGGGGTAAATTCCTTGATAGCTTTTGATCCATGAGCCGCCTGTCCATTCGTACTGTATGCCTGTGGTGAGGTTACTTATGTATTGAATTTGTGTTTGTTGCTGTGCGTAGAAAGTTACATCCCACCAGCTACCGTTGTATTCAATGATGTCGTTTTCTTGCGCTACTACAGGACGGTTTGACGCACCCAACCAGGCTGTTGCAGGAAATGCGTTGTTCACTGCACCAGTACCCTCAGTCAACAAGTATCGTTGTCCAGCAACTGCTGCTGGTAACCCGTTGCCAGGCGCACTGATCAAGGGGTTGATCACGGCATTCACTGGTAGCATGGTGTTTTGAGGTGCTGTGTCTTGGTCCACGCTAAACAACACAAAACGTTCATCGTTGGGATCAACCACTATTGTGCCAACCACTTCTGAACCATCGGGCTGTGTTAGTCGTATTTGACTGATACCAGGCCTCAGTACGCCATACATGCCAATCACAGCAGGCCATAGTAGCCCGCTGCCACTCACAATGTCTGGCGGTTCTAGGCTAGTATTTGGTTGATCCACAATTGCACGCTCTTGCAGTATTTGTATGCTGTTGCCAATCAACATAATTTTGTAGTTGAAAGGTGTTATAACCTGACGTGTACCCAGCAACAAATCACTGTTGGTCACTGCATCTCGTAAATCTCCTTGCGCATCGTACATGCTGGCAATCACACGTTCGATCACTCCCAGTTTCTTGACCTTGGCAGGAGAACTGATCCAGATAGGCAAGTTAAATCGCAACGTGCAAATATCTATGGGATTTTCTGTGGATATAGGTATAGTTCTACTAGACCATTGCACACTTTCTAATTCAACTACGCTCAAACTAGTCCAGTCAATGTAGTTGTCTGTGCTTTGTATTTCCAGTGAAGGATTGAACAAGGTTAAAATCTGTTCAAGTAACTGCATCTTTTGATTGGTGTTTGTGGTCCAAATATCCAAGTTCAAGGTCAGCTTGTAGGGCACAGGCATTAGTCGTTCAATAGTGAACGCATTGCCTTGGGAAGTTTCGTAGGTTTCTGTAACAGTGTCGTAGGTACGTTGTTTGACTGCAAAGCGAGACACAAAGTAAGGTTCTTGCATGCGTGGACGATCGTAGTCCAGTCCTGCAATATAAAAAGTCATCAACGGTGAGCTGGGCAAACTGTTGGCTGAGTTTTCTTGAATGATAGTCTGCGCATTTCGACTGGCATCACCGTAACGAACTGGCACACGCAACAGCGCATACTGGTCAGGATTGGCAGAATCTCGGCCGTACTCTATTTGGAACCCTGAAAAGATTCTAGTAAATTGCAGTAAGAAACGACGTATTTGGTCATCGTAAAAGAATTGTTGCATTGTTTATCCGCCGTTGTCGGCTCTGGGTTTGAGAATTTCGCTAAGGCTCTGGCGACTTGGAATCATGCCGCGATCTGTAGTACGAACTTCTGCTGTGTTATTTACAAAGCCTGAGCGTAGGGTCTTGTTATTTGGTCCATTGTTGAGATCTGTGCGAACATTGTCTTCGATACGTACCCAACGATTGCCATCAAAGCGGAACAAACGATTGGGCAAGTAATCCAACCGCAAAGCGTAGTCTCCGCTGACTGGGCTGTCCGGGAAGCTTACTCCTGGAGTGACTGGGAAACCGTTTGGTGCTTTGCCATCACCGGTTAAGTAGCCCAGGGTATATCCAAATCCGCGAGGGGTAGAGTTCATACCACCTTCGGTGCCGTCTACTGTGGTAGTAGAACTGGTATTGAGTCCCACAGGGTTGGCAGGCTGTCCATTTTCCAACGTGGGAGTAATATAAAACTTGTCAACATCGTAGCCACTTAATGGAACTTCAACATCGGCCTGTGCAAGTATAGCATCATTGATTTCTTGATCCTTGGTGCGAGTGGTCATTTGATCACTCTGGGTCAACGGTGTGTACTCCAGCCAATAACTGGTGTTGTTGATAGTAGTTCCTGCAGGCACATTTTGCACAGCCTGATAATAAGTGTTACCGTAATTAACAACAGTACCTGCAGGATAGAAATTGTCTGAGTCCCAGATATTCTCTTGGACCATGGGTTTTTTGAGTACGTCTTTGTATTCTTGTGCGTTGACCAAAGGTGTGGCTTTCACACGCCAAAGGTGTGGCAACCAGGTTTGGCTGAATCCTTCGGATGCAAAAGCAGCGTCTTGAATCACATAATACTTGGGCAAGGGTTGTGGAATAGCCGGATTCAATGGATAGTAGTCTTTCAGTGTAGGAATTTCTAAAACGTCACCATTCATGAGTTTGCGCCCAAATTCATCAATCATGCGATTGTAGTGGAATGTGATAAACAGGGTGTCGTTGTTTAAAAACAATCCAAATTGACTTAAATCAAAATCAATGTCCTGAGTCTGGAACACTCCGCGCATGACATACACGTCTTGATCGTATATTCTGTCGCGGTTTTCTAACAACAGCAGATCCTGTATGTTCAGCGGGCTCTGTGTTTCATACACAGGCTGTGTGGCATCAGCATTGCCTGAAAATGCCGAATCTTCGCCGCCAGTTTGTGGACCCATGTATTTGTGGATGTAGATGTCCACACCCCCAACAGTGTACATCTCTCGGATGGTACGATCCAAAAATTGATAATCACGGGTACGATTCGGGCGGTAAAGGCTTAAACGGGGCATAGTCCATTATTTATGGGCGGTTGACCAATAAATCCCAAAGTGCTATAATACACACTTATCCACTCTAGGAGTATGGTATGAAAGCCGCAAACTTTGTAGCAAAGTACACAGGTCCAAAAGGCAAGGGCTTTATACAGTCTTATGACAAAGTAAAAGCCACAGAAAAATGGGTAGAGTATGCTCTTGACATTGTAGACATGAGCCGTATAATAATGTCTGCAGACTTCAACACCAAATGGAAACTAGCAGAAGCTCTGGAAGTAGCAGAGCGCAAAAAAGCCTGGATGTATAAACACAAAAATTTTGACGTTAAACGTGCCGCAAAACTTTTTGACACTGTAAAAAACTTGCCCAAGACTAAGTAAGGAACAATTATGATCGCAACCAAATCTGTCAAGCCCTTGAACCCTCGTAGTGCCGATACCAATGCCATGGGTATGGAGCCCACGTGGCGAGTGCAACCCACAGACAATCGTATCAGCGCATTTAGTCATGCGTTTTCTTGGTACAATTATTTTTACAGCAAAAAAGATGCTCGTGAGATGATTGTAAACTATTTGGAATTGCATGGTCGTAAAGCTGACGTTCGTACACTCAAACGCATTCCTGACAGCTCAATCCGACTGACCACAGGTTGGCTGTGCCGTATGAGCATGGTGGGACTAGAGCTCACGGATCAAGAACAGATCAAATTGGACAACTTGCTTAAAGAAATTTTGGAATCCAAGCAAGATGAAGAAGCAGAAGAAGCGCCACCTGCGGAAGATGCAGTGCCTAAAATCACTATCCAGGACCGACTGCGAGAAAAAGTCAGCGAGTGTGCTGGTGAGATGGATGGCTTGTTTGACGAGTTTATTGCGTCAGGTGCCAAGCTCAATGCAGACTACAAGCCAGTGATGCTCATGCGTTCAATGAACATTGCTCCACAAATGGTCAATGACATCAAGCAAATCTGGACTCGTAAACTTGTAGAGTTTGACGAAGCAGTAGCAGGCAAGGATGCAGACCTGACGCAGGGCTACGGCTATTTGACCAAGGTGCAGTTGAAGAATTGTGTAAAGTTCTGTGAGCTTGTAATTTCAGACTGCGGCGCCTATGTGCAGATTAAAAAGGTCGAGCGCAAGCCACGTGCAGTTAAAGCAGTAAGTCCAGAAAAGAAAGCCGCAAAGTTCAAGTGTATAACAGAATTTGCAGAACTCAAACTCAAAGGTCTACCGGCTGCCAGCCTGGTAGACAAAGCAGAAGCCTGGTTGTATGATACCAAAAAACGCAAACTGATTCATCTTGTGGCAGACGAATACGCCAAAGTTTTTACTGTGAAATCCAATGCTGTCATTGGGTTTAGCACAGTAGAGAGCCAGCAAAAAACTGTGCGCAAGCCCGCTGACGTGCTCAAAGCCATGGGTGCCGCAGGCAAGCCAGCCGCCCGTAAGATCTACAAGGACTTGACCACTACAGAAACACCGTTCAACGGACGTGGTACAGAGAACTTGATCATTCTAAAAAGCTGGTAAATAAAGGGGACGGAGTCCCCCAATGGCAGAACAGCAACA